GGCTAATGCAAGGTTACCTGAGCTGGCTGCTAGGCTGTCAGCAAAAATTTCAAGTTGTCCTGAACTGTTAGCTCTAGCGCTAACACCAGTAATACCTGCACCGTTGATGTCGCTGGCTACTGATGTTACTGTAGTGCCAGTAAGTGTAACGTTGATACCATTCAGACGCATCTTGTTACCAATAGCTAGGTTAGCAGGGTTAGCAATAACACCAGTGATTACAGGTACGCGATCTTTCCAATCGTCACTACCCACTAGTGCCCAGGTGTTGTCATAACCTTTTAGGTAAATTGGATTTGATGTGCTGGTGGTAACCACAGCATATTCACCAATCGCACCTACTGAGCTTAATGGTACTGTACCGCTGACTTGAGTTGAGTCTGTTATCACCCTTGGTGTCTGTAAGACAAATTGATCTGCATCTGTCCATTCATAAATACCCCAATTAGTAGCATCTGCACTAACATCTAACCAATAAGTACCATCTGTTGGTGTACCTGTTGGGCGGACACTTGTGCCTGTTAATTCATCTAGATCAACATCTGCACGTTGTACGTAGATCTGATTGCTAACACCAAGTGCGCTGTAGGCTGCTAATAAACCGTATTCGTTACGTTCATCACCGTTTAATGGATTATCAGCGGCATCAACGCGGAATTCAATATTACCATAATTTGCTACTAGTTCTCTTTGGCTAGTGATATTAAATAGCTTATTAGCATTGGCCGCTGTAGTGTAGGGTGCAAGTGCACCGCTTGGGTTTGTTTTGTCTTGGGCAGTAGCAAGTAAAACGTAAGCAATTGAACCAGCTGCGGTTGGGGTATATTGACTTTCGTCTGTTACCGTTACTTGTACTCCGGGTGAAATAAGTGCCATAGTATCTGTTCCTCTAAATAGGTTACTTTAAACTATTTATAATCTTTTGATAGAATTTGTGGTATAAGGTGCCCTTTGAAAGGTTCAGCCATAAATACTAGTATGGAATACCGTCCAATATGTCAAATTTGTGGTAAAAAACCCGTGGCGATCAACTATAAAATGCATGGCCGTACTTACTTCAGAACTCGCTGTGATAGTTGTATCCGCAAAAAGAAAAATAAGCCTGCACCAAAGCCTCGTTGGCAGTTAGAAGGATATAAAAAGAAACCACACTGCGAAAAGTGTGGTTTTAAGGCTAAACTAAAACAGCAATTATTTGTCTATCACATCGATGGTGATCTAAACAACAATAGTGTGTTAAATCTTAAAACAGTCTGTGCTAACTGTCAATATGAAATTGCCCAAGAAGGTTTAGGATGGCGTCAAGGAGACTTAGTTCCAGATTACTAATATAAATATTATTATGACTTTCTATCTTTACATCAAAACACACAATAAGACAGGATTAAAGTATCTAGGGCAAACATCACAACAAGATCCTCATAAATATCGTGGTTCTGGAACACGCTGGATATATCATTTACGCAAGCATGGTTATGACTATTCTACTGAAATTCTTAAAGAATGTGTGGACAAAAATGAACTTAAAGTGTGGGGATTATATTACAGTAATCTATGGAACGTGGTTGAAGATCAAACTTGGGCCAATCTAAAGCCAGAAGAAGCAGACGGTGGGCAACAATCAGAAGAAAGTAAAAGAAAAATAGGTTTAGCTTCTAAAGGAAGAAAACAGTCTATAGAATCACGAAAAATTAATAGTGAAAAGAATTCAGGACAAAATAATCCTATGTTTGGCAAAACACATACTTTAGAAGCTAGAAAGAAAATATCAGAAACTAGACAAAATCGACCCAGTCCTACCAAAGGTAAAATCATGTCTTTTGAACAGAAAGAAAAAATCCGTCAATCTGTCAAAGCTCGACTTGCTCTAAAGAAGAACTTAGCAGTGAATTTTTAGTTATATTCAGTTCTATTTGATTGTACAATTCGTCTAGTGTGCCATCGTTGTTTAGGGTAATGTCAAACTTAGTTCCTACCCAGGCTGTTTCACTAGCATGGATTCCTAACTTTTCGATATTGTGTTTGCTTAAAGCCCAATTCATGTTACGTGTAGGTCCCTTGTTCATGCTACGAGCATCATTAAACCAAGCAGGTTCTGGTCCTCGTTTGATACGCACCACACGTCCACCTGCGTTGCGGATAGCTTTGATTTCATTCGGAAAGCGGCAGTCAGTGATAACGATGTCATCTGTTGACTGTCGTAGGCGATTTTCTAAGCTGGCCACCCACATATCATCGTGGAATCCTTTACGCACTACTTCGGTGCCCCAATACTGTAGGACCCAACGTGGCGTTATATCTCGCTTTAGTCGTTTGCTCCACCATTCGTCCTTGGTTTCACGCCATTCACGAGCTTGTTTAGTACGTCCTTCTAATAGTGTTCTATCCCAACCAAACACTGCCGACACAGCATCTTTAAGGCTGTTAGCAAAGCTTTCTCGTTTATACCCATGGAAATTAACTAGATAATCTGCCACTGTGTCTTTACCAGCGCCGATCAGACCTACGATACCGATGATTTGACTCATTGAAATCCCCTTGATTGATACTACTATTTTACGAGAGTTTTAGACTGTTGTCTAGAAGTTTTTAACCAGTTACCCACCACATTGGTTGGCCACCGTCCACATAGTTCTTGATTTCTTCATCAAGTTTGAGTAGAAGTTCATTACCTTCTGCTTTAAGTGCTGTACCGTTTAAAGCTGTACCACCTTGCGGACCTGCTATTGAAGCAAATTTTTCACGGGCATTACCTACGCTAATTAGTGTCAAAGCATAAGCATAGTCTTGGATCCATGGAAATGCCTGCGGGTCATTTAGTAAGATCTGATCAGGTTTATAATTGTAGGTCAATAATAGCACGCTTTCTTTTACGAGATCACTGCCTTGGATCCCACCAAATGGAATTTTTCGTATAAGAGTAAGTTTTTTAGTGACTTTGTTAAAGGTGTAGTTTATAAAACCACCAAACATCTTCATAGCCAGTTCTTGATATTGTACAAACAATTCGTAGTTTGTAAGCCCACCAACACGTCCAGCTACCAACATGTAGGTATTTAGATAACCTGATGCAAATGGTTCAAATTGGCTGGCTGTGGTACCAGATATACTGCCAATACCTCTGCGGAATATCTGTTTGACATCTATGATATAATTAGGTAAGATATATTCCTGTGTTTCGGGATATATATCTAGAAACACATAGCTTTCTTCTACTGAATTTGAACTCTTCTGGCGGTAGCGGATTAGTGCTTGTTTGATACCCATGTCGAAGTGTTCTTTGTCTGCTTCAACATCGATCATACCATAGCCTAAGCGTAGGCGGCAGTAGTCAATAATGTCATTCTGCTGTTTAGCTACTGAATCTAGCTGTGCTTGTAGATTAGCATCAAATGCGATATGCCCAGCACCTGTACCAGTTACGTTGCTATATAGACTTTTGGTCTGAACACTTAAGGTATTGGTAAGATTACTAGATGTTGATGATACGTTTGCTGGTAATTCAGACATTTAATTATCCTGTTATCATGTATTTATTACTGATAACAGGATAATTTGTCTTTCGCTACCTTGAGGGGATTATTAAACTTTAAGTAATATAGTGTCTGCGTTGATACGACCGTTAAGTTTGATCTCTGTGGTCTTGATATTTTCAATATACTTACGCAACTCAACTTTACTACTTGATAAGAACTGTTTGATCTGTTCTTCTGGTTTGCGAAGTGTTTTTTGTGTGCTCTTGTTAGCATCATAACCCGTAATTGTGGTGCCTTTGACGCCTAGCGCACCTCCCATGGCTTCTGCTACATACTTGCCAATCTTGCGATTCTTAACATTGTAAACCCATAGAACTTCTGCACCTACGATATCTACCGGATTGATTGACACAATCTTCAATGCAGTATCTTGCTTGAGATATTTCAAGCTCTTAACTAATTTTTCTTTTTGTGGTGGTTTGCGGACTGCGGCCTTTTTAGTGGCCTTTTTAGTTTGATTGTAAGCGGCCAAGTCTTGGAACAGTTTCTCATAGAAACTATCATAGCGTTTATAGTCTGCGGCTTTCATGTGGCTGTAGGCTTCTTTTAGTTGCTCACATTCACCCTTGCGTGCTTCTTGCACTTCTGCATGTCTAGGTTCAAACACTGAGGATATCTTGCTAATTAGTGCCTGTGGTACTAAATTCTTAACTAGGTATTCGTAGGCTTTAGGATCCACTGTTTCACCTGCGAACAATCCATCTTCAAGGATTTCAAAGTATAAGATGTGTTTCTTGGCTACGTCATTCATGCGGTCTTGGATAGTAGGTAGTTTAACTTCAGGTTTCTTAGTGATTTTCTTTTCTTCTTCTGTGTCATCTGCTTTTAACAGTAGCACACGTTTAACAGCGTCAAAGATATATTCTACGTGTTTGTCACGCAAGGGCATGCCTTGTGTGTTGGCTTTGATCAGTGAGCAGACTGTCATTGGTGTTAGATTATCTGCTGAACGGGCATATTGATCAATAGTAGTCTTATCTAACACGTGGATACCTTTATCACCTTCGTGTTGTCGCAACCATGCTACCACATATTTTTTAAGATCTTTGGAACTATAATAGTAGTTGTAGTAACGAAAACTCTTGCGTAGGTGATGATCAAATTCTCCATCTGAAAAAGTTAGGGCACGATCATAGTCCCATACGGGTTCATTACCTGTGTATTTTTCGTCAGCAAAGTTAATATTTTTAACTTTGGCTTTCTTTTTCATGCCATCTAGTTTTATTGCCATACAGTATCCTTATGATTTATATACAGTATATATGATATTCGACGTAAAGTCAACCACTTAATAGAACACCAAAAGTAACATACTGTTCAAATTGGGCTATTTCTTGATTTATTTTGGCTACTA